GCGAGCCTGAGTACGTCATTCCAGCATCCAAAATGCGCGAAAGCATGTCGCGTTATTCGCGCGGTTCACGCGGTGGTGGTGTTATTCCTGATAACCGTGGCGGTTCTGCAAGCGAAGATGGTGGCGTTGCAGTTGCCGCACCAATCGACGTTCGCTACACCGTGGAACGTATCAACAGCGTTGATTATGTAACCGCTGATCAATTCCAAAGTGGAATGCAAAGTGCAGCGGCACAAGGCGCACAACGCGGTGAACAGAACACGCTAAAACGATTACAGATGAGCGGTGGTACTCGTAAGAGGTTAGGTCTATGACAAGTTTTGCTTTTGGCCATGCGCTACGAATAAAGCCTGATCAAACAGAGCTTTACCGCTTCCAGAACTTTTTTATCGGCAAAGAGATTACGCACTCTGGTTCTGGCTATCAGTTTGTGCCGTTTGGTTTTTCTGGTGTCACTGTTAACCGCACAGGCGATGGGTTAGAAGCAACGCTTGTTTTCCCGAACAACGACTTGTCTCGTGCCTGGGGCGTTAGTGCGATTGAAAGCAGTTGGCTGATGGAAGTTGACGTGTTGATTATTGAAGACCCAGACCCTGATACAGGTTTGGCAACAACAAACACGATCGTTCACACCTACACCGGCCAAGTAACGGGCGGGCAATGGGACAACACGTCGTTAAACCTAGAACTGAGTTCAGTGCTTGATGCTGTTGGAACGGACGTGCCAAGGCGCACGTTGACGCAACGAATTGTGGGTAACTTGCCAGTAAGTAACAATGTCCGGCTGCGCTGATCTCATTGGGATGCCGTATCGGCTAGGTGCTGACGGCAGCGATGGTCATATTGATTGCATCCACCTTTGCTACAAGGCTTTAGAACATATCGGCATTGACCCGCCACCGTTCAAGCAGTCCTGGTACGAAGCGAGCAAGTGGGAAGTATCGCGTGATTTATTGAACTGGGGTTTTCGGGTCAAGAAGCCTGAGTATGATGGGGATATTCTGCTGTTACCGCAGCAATCCTGGGCATTCGCAGTCACATGGCAGACGGGAATCTTGTACGTCAATCGAATGTCGGAGAAGGTGCAATGGTCTTCGGTCCATCTACTTACGACGTACCACTGCTTCCGTACGAAAGAGAATTAATCAAGACGATTGGAATTACAGAAAAAGAGTATCAACTATTTGCGGCTGAAGTTAGGCGACGCGGTCGATTAAGACCTGCAGAATATGAGCATCTTCCTGACATCCAGGCATCGGGTCTTGACCCTGTTTCGATTATTTTAATTAACCTAGCAATTGGCTTGGTTCTTACTGGCGCTGCATACCTGCTGACGCCAAAACCAAAAATGCCCTCGGCTCCCAAGTCAGGCCGAGTTGATTTAGAAAGCATAACTGGGGCTAGTCGTTTTACCCCATCTAGGGGGTTTGACACACTCAGCGAGCTTGCAGATTATTCGGCACCAATACCCATCATCTTTGGGCTTTATGACGAAGTCAGAAAAGTGGGTGGCATGTTGGTTGTGCCAAAGCTTGTCTGGTCACGAATGCTTAGCCATGGCACACAACAGCAGGCAAGGCTTTTGTTTGTAGTTGGCGAGCAAGGTGTTGCTAATAATGGCATCGCCCAACCAAAGCTAGAAGGCGTATTCCTTGGCAACAACGCCCTGGACACTATTTACGAAGACTTTTTTGCTTTGTACTGGAAGAAGGGGTCTGCAGAAGGAGGCAACAACCGTGTCGTAGTTGGCGACTTAATTGAAGGAACTCGCGGCGATCTTTCGACAGGCGATCCATCTACTGAGAACGACGCAAGTGCTGAAGTTTTTGTCTGTCCGACAAATGTTCAAGACCTTGATACAGCGTTTTGCCATGCGTACACACCAGCAAACAACACTCAATTTGGCGTTTATGGAGCGATACCAAATGGAACAGGTTATCGCTTAAATTATCAAGTTATTACTGTACCTAGAGACGACATAAAGAAAACAGCGCAAAGAGTAAACATAGTCAAACGCCTTAAAATTATCGGTGATCTAAACCTGGGGCGTGACGGTGGTGGCGATGTAGAAGCCGGGACAAAGCCGAAAGATAGTAATGCGTACTTACACACGGTGCAGGATCAGTTTCATGAAGGCGAAGGTCGTCAATACAGCCCACGAATGGGAATCTGGAGTTTTAGAAGTCCCGGCGGATCACTTGTAACAGTCGATGGGAACTTTAGTGGGCAAAAGTCAGCAGTTTTAGATGTAGCAAAAGACGACGAAATAAACTTTAGGATTTCTGCAACCGAAATTCCTTCAGATGCTTATGAAGGCAGAAAAGATCAGGCCGGAGAAAAGGTCGATGATATTAATTCAACAGTTCGATCGGAGCAGTTGGCTGCAGATGACGAGATGCAGATTGGTGAGATTTTTGCAATTGCTGGCACGGTATGGAAGGTAAGAAGGCGCAGTTTGGCGCGTTTCAATCCTGACGAATCAAAGACAGATCAATTGATTAATCTCGTGTGCATTGACACGGATGAATCACTACAAAAGAAAATAGGCATTGTTAGTGAAAGCAAGGTTATAGCGCCAGAGGTTTACCTTGATGACTTAGGCGGCATTGGAGCGGGGTTCTTTCCCTTGACAAAAATTGCCACAGGCACGATACGAAACAATAGGCCCGCGATTGTTACTGAACTTGGAATCAAAAGCTCGGTTTATCAAAACTTGCAAGGGCTATGTTCTTTCCCTGGTTTGCCAACAACTAGCGAAATAAAAGAGTTTGGACAAGACAATATAACAGTATCTACCGGAACGATTAATTCATCAATTGCGAGGTCATCAGCTTTTCATTTATACGTAAGAAAGGCTGGACTTGATGCCAATGGGGACAGTTTTAAATTCCACCGCATGGCCCCCTTCTTTGCGGTTGTGGGACGTAAACCAGTCTCGCAATATAATTTTATTCAAGTAAGACATCCGTCTCAAGAAGAACTTGAATACAAAATTGTCCCGTTGCCTGGTGCTGAATTAAGAGCAGTGTCGGACGAGCAGGAGTTTATACAGCTTTCGGCTGCCGCAGCTGATGGCCCTAACAGGGTCAAACAGGTTGTAAGGCAAGATAACGTTCCAGGTATTGGAACTTTCACTCTCGTAACAGCAGGGTTTTTAACAACAAAGCTGTCTTTACGTTTAAACAAAGAGTTTATTCAAAACCCAGTTTCAGCTTCGGGGTCAGGGTCAGAGACAAGCCCAAGCGTTGTCACAAGGGAATTAACCCTGCCAGTTGATGGCCCTGATCCTGAGAGTCAAGTTAGTGCTATCGAGAAAGTCGCAAACATATCAAACCCTAGTGGTGCGACAACCGGCAGGAATGGTGCGATGACTTACGAAATTGCAGGGGACTCAGACACGCATCCAGCTGGTATTAATTCAACGATTAATGCAACAACAAGAGAATATGTAGACCCAAATAATGTAAATCGTTTTGTAATTATTGAATGGACGCTGTCGAAAATTGAATTACCTTCTGACCATTATGCTCGCGCTAATGGCAAGACTACGACTTGGGCTCCAATAGCAACCAGGGTTGTATTTAGCTCTACGGATTTTGGCGCTGAGCAAGAGTTTGAAGTTAAGCGCGGTAACGGCTCAACAGCTGTATTCCCAAACGGGACCACTGCCTATTCCGACTCGAATCCATTTAAAAACAACAACCCTGCTGGAACGTTGCAATCGTCAGGGCAAAAATTTCGCGTTACGGGTATGACGACTATTCCAACCGTTTTTGGTCGGAATCAAGGCTTTTACTATCAGCTTTTTGGTAGCGCACAAAATTTCAGCATTGGTGAAAGTCAAGATGCTGAAAAAACTTATACAGCATCTGGCTCAAAAAGCATTCGTCTTAAATTTGTATCAACAGTAATGCAACAGGATAACCATTGGTCAGGTCAAACCCAAGGCTGGAACGAACCAACTATCACTGTTGTAACTGGAGGCAGTACCACTTCCAATTGGGACATAGGAGACACATTTGAAGCGTTAGAAACTATTTCAACAACTAATCCATATCGTACTGTTTATGCCGCAACCGGCTTCAGGGGAAGAATAGCTGAGAGAACAACTGTCGATCTAACGGCTACATTCACTGGCGATGTAATCTTTGAAGGCCAAAGCCAATATGCAGACGTTAGTCTTTATAGAAGTTTAGTGCAAAAATCTAATGCTTCTGAGCCGGAGCATCAGGTTGTCTATGTAAATGAGATTATGCCTAATGATCAAAAACCGGCTTTTAACAATTTAACTTTGGCAGGCTTCTCCTTGCGAGCAACCCGAAACTTTACCCAACTTGATCAACTGAGAACATGGCTTGGCAGCGGGATACAAGTCGAAAGGCTGCATCCTGACTTGAGTGTTTATGGATCTGGAAGTCAAGCTCAAGGCCCAAGCAATCTGTTTACTGATCTAGTTTTTTACTTGCTGACTGATCAGATGGGTGGAGCGGGAGCTGTACTACACATGACCTCCGACAATCCATCAATAGTTGACAAAAACTTGTTGATTGAAACTTCTAAATTTTTAGTAAAGCAAGAGCTTTTCTTTAACGGTGTTATTGGAGACATGACAAACTTGCGTCAATTTGTTATGGATTTAGCTCCTAACTTTTTATGCAACTTTGTTCTTACAGACGGCAAGTTTTCGCTAGTGCCTGCGGTGCCGTACATCCACGAAAGCGGTGCTATCAACTTAGGCGCTGTAGAAATCAATCAATTCTTTACCGCTGGCAACATCCTTGAGGATTCGTTCAAGCTTGAATACTTGAGTTCAGAAGAGCGTAGGCCGTTCAAGGCGGTCGTGCGTTACAGGCAGGAGGCCAAGAATAAGCTGCCAGAAGAAAGGGTAGTAGAGGTCAAGATCCCAGGTTTAGACGAGTTCGATCCAAACATTGACTTGATGCCTCAGGAGCAATTTAACTTGACGCAGTTCTGCACATCAAAGAATCATGCAATAAAAGTGGCCAAGTATTTTCTTGGATTGAGGCAGCTAGTTACGCACACCATTAGCTTTTCGACAACAGTCCACGGATTAAATTTAAAAGCTGGTTCGTTTATCAAGGTCGTTACAGAGTCAAGCCCGTACAGCTCTGCTAACAACGGGTCGATCAGCTCAACTGGCCAAGTCACCAGTGTCACGCCTTTAAGCGACGGGCAATACAACGTTTCCTACTTTCAAATTAACTCAGAAGATGTTGAAACTGGAACGATGAATGTCAGTGATGGGGCGGTTGCTGACTCAACGTTCCACAATTCCGTCTTCACCTTGACTAATCCCGAGGTATCTCAAAACGTTTATGTTGTGGAGCAACTGACGTTTTCGCAGGAAGGCACTGTGGACATCGTTGCATCAGAGCATCCTTGCAACGATGATGGCAGCAGTAAGCTTGCCCACTTAATAGAGAATGGATCCTTTGTCATTCAACCCAGCTAATGGCATTTCCTGAGCTTGTTCCAACCAGCCGTTCTTTTGATGCAGGGGACTACCCGATCAGAACGTTTAAATCGCAAAACGGCGCTGAGACGCGGATTCTGTATGGCAGCAACCGCACCAATATGAAGCTGTCACTGAGTTACGCCAACATCACTGACGCAAACGCCGAGTTATTTCTTGACCACTACGACGAGATGAAGGGTACCTTCACGACATTTACTGTTGGGCGAGACGCGGGCAAAGGTGGCTGGGAAGGCAACGCTGATGCGATTGGAGCGGATAGCCATGGAAATGCGTACCGTTACGAAAGCGCACCACAATTAACGCAGGTGCGGCCTGGGGTTAGCACTGTTACAGTGAATCTCATTGGCGTGATCTGATGGCAAAGGTCTATACCGGCAGAGATGGCGTCTTACAAGTCGCTGGTACGACCG